CATGTATTCTTTACATTTGTATGCGTAACGCGGTTACGTAACATCGTTATGTAGTGCAAATATAACAAATGAAATACAATAACAACAAACGAAATAATACAAAATATTGCAATCGTTATAAAATTAGGATATATAGAACAATAACATGAAAGATGTAGGACAATTAGAACAGCTCATTATAGCTTTGCAAAAGGAAATCAGTCGAAATTCGCAAAAGCTATGAATACAAGTCAGGGTACAATAGGCACTTGGATATCCCGCAAGACCTTCGACCCCGAACGCATAAAGCGTGCATTTCCCCAAGTCGACGGCAACTGGCTCCTTACATTCGAAGGCGAAATGCTCCTACCCGACGACCAAGGCACAATACAAGTAGGCGGCCACCACAACACCACGGAAATAAACTCCACAGGCAATATAGAGACAGCCAAAAGCAGTGATAATGAGGTGATAACGCTACAGCACACCATCGAACTCCTGCAAAAAGATAATGCCGCCCTGCACGCCCTCCTCGACGAAAAAGAACGCCTCATTAAGGTTCTGCTCGACAAAGGCTGAAACGAATACATGATATGTTTAATACGCACGCGCATTTACGCCCCTTTTGCCACAACCGCAAAAGGGGCGTAAACGCTTTATAAACACAAAAAAAGGGCCTCCCTCCATAACAGAGGAAAGCCCCATAATGCCGCCCGCAGGCCCCGGGCAGCAGCCAAAACAAAGAGACGGCCCGCGAATGTGCCTACCGCATGCCAGCCAAAGCCTTGCCAATAGCGTGCAAGGCATCAACTATGCGCGCCCGTTGCCCGTCGCGCGGCACTTTAAGCCCCGTGGCATAATGAGTCAGCAAAGCCTGGTTGATACCCGACACACGAGATATGATTTTAAGCGACGTATAATTCTCGGCCAAACGAATGAGGGCCGCCGCCCCCATTTCCACGTCCAACCCATACTCGCCAGCCTTGACCCACGGCGCAACCTCCTCCATGTCGCCCGCATGCTCGGTTATGGCACGGCGCACTTCAACAAGCAACTCGTCGTAACTCCTGGCAGTGGCAACCACCACACCATGCAAGCGCTCATCATCAGACACCGCAGCATAATTCTTATCACACCAATTCACCTTAATCTTAATCTGTTCCATATTATATCTCTGTATTATTTCTCTTTGTGCTTAGCAATGCAAGGTATGAAATAATTTACTCCTTGCCAAATATTTTCTTTGAAAAAGTATGATATATTTCACCTTTTAACTCCCATCTGCCCCGCCATTCACATACGCAATCACCCGCCTCACCGCCTCGTCCACCTTGCGCGCATCACGCCTTATGTATATGTCCGCCATTCTGCACGGCGACCTGTGCCCCAGCGCAGCATCAATCACCGCGTCAGGCACATCAATCTCAGCCGCCAGCGTAGCCCACGTGTGCCGCGCCCAGTACGACGTCAGCTCCGGAAACAAGGCATTATACACCTTCACCCGCTGCTTGCCGCCACACTGCCCCTTGCGGCGCACATACATATAACCCGACGGCCCCACCTTCTGCAACCCCTCGTTAAACCTGTGCAGCCAGTCGTGCCACCCCTCCGCGCCAGGCTTCAGCCGCTCCCCAAACCACAGCAAATGCCGCTCCCCCCTGTAACGCTCAATAATGGCCCGGGCCTCAGGCGGCACCGACAGCTGGCACAGCACCCCCGTCTTGCTCCTCCTGTACCTTATGACACCGTCCGCCCCCAACGGCGGCAGCCCCATCAAGTCCACCAAGTTAATACCAGCCAGATAGAACGACAGCATAAACACATCAACATACTTCCGCTGCCACCCCTCACACGGGTAATCCCTCAGCCGCCTCAAGTCACCCACCGAAAGCGACCGCTTCATCGTATCCTCCTTCTTAATCTTAAACCGTCTGAAAGGGTACAAGTCAGCCGGCACCACCCCCTCATCAATAGCCGCATTCATCACCGCGCGAATATTGCGCAAGTGAATGCCCCGAGTGTTCACGCTGCAAGTCGCCCCCAGCCACTGCTCAAAGTCGCGCAGCCACCCCACACTGATGTCCGCAAACCTCAGGCGCCCCACATCACAGTATTCCCCCATCTTGCGCAGCGTCATTTCATACACCTGCCTTGTTTTCTCCTTGCCTCTTCGGGCTATAAACTTCTCGGCAAACGTGCCAAACGCCGTCTTACTACCAGCCCCTTTACCTTCGCCGTTCCCTTCCTCGCCATCATTCCCGCGTTTGGCCATCACAGCCTTTTTAATCTCCGCCGCTTTCATCTTGTCCACCTCGTACCCGCTCACAGCAAGTTCTTCAATGTCAAGCTGCAGCTTAGCCCTTTTAATACCGAGCATTTGTGTCAGTTTTCCGGCCATAGGTACGCCCACCACCTTGCCGGCTTCAAATTCATTCTTATGCAGCATCAGCCCGGTGGCAATCTGTGCCGCCGTGCCATTGTTGTATATCACCATGTACAGCCGCCCTTTGCCCTCATCGCTTGTGCGTCTCAAATCCAGATACCATTTTATTTTGTATGCCATTTTTTTTTCCTATTGCATTTCTTCCCGCAGTCCGTTTGCTCACAATATACTCACAATATGCTCACAATATGCTCACAAAATTGCGCCAAAATATCGCAAAATAGGCCCAAATGAGCCATAAAAAAGGCTTAAGCAGTAGTATTAACACAACGCAAAAACCGCCGATTATCAAGTTTAATTACTTGATAATCAGCGGTTTAAGTAAATGTCGGGGCGACGGGATTCGAACCCACGACCCCCTGCTCCCAAAGCAGGGGAAATAGGAGTCCTAAATCGTTGATATACAATAGGTTGAGCGGGTGACTGTACGTGAGTGCTCACAATATGCTCACAAAAAGGTGCTTGTGGTGCGCGCATAAACACCACAAGCGTATGCAAAAAACCTGGCCACGTGAATGCGTGGCCAGGTGGGTGCGCCTGTCAGCCGCAGGCGGCTTGTGTCAAAGGGGAAACGTATGAAAGTAAAACCCCGGCTGATGTGTGTGGTGGGGGGCTGTTGTGTCGCTAATTGTGGGCGGCCGGTTTGTGGCGGCTGCACGGTTGGAGGGCTATATGTTGTCTGCGCAATGGTTGATGCGCTGCGCGAGGTCGCGCAGGCTTTGACGAAGTTGCTCCCGTTCGGCAGGGGTGAAGCCGCCTGTGCCTCCGTTGCCGTCGATGCCGTTGAGCTTGTGGTAGAGCCATGATGATGACTTGTGAAAGTATTGGTTGGCGACTTCGCGCCATGATATGATGAGTTGTATGTCTTGCAGACGCTCCCTCATATTGGTGATGGGTTGGGTGTTGTCCATGATGTATGGTGTTGTGGGTTGTGTTTGATATAGTGTAAAGAGCCCCGCCCGCTTGTGACGGGGCTCTTTGTGTTAGTTGGGTTGCCTTAGCATTTGGTCGAAGAGTTCTTGCGCGTACCAAAGTAGTTGTGGATAGCCATCGGGGAAACTTTTGTTGTAGTTGCGAATGGCTTCGAGCAGTTCGTACTCTTTTTCGGAAACTGCTATTTTGAATGTTTTCTGTTTCATATTGTTTTTTGTTTTTGACAATGCAAAGATACTACAATAATTCGTATTTGTCAAATTATCTGTGTACTTTTTTGTTGATTTTCAGCGTTTTAGAATTGTGGGTTGGGCGGCTGAGTGTGTGGGGGCGTCACTGTATTTCGTAGAGGTAGGCTTGCTTGAGTGGTTGTATGCCGTTTTGGTCGATGGTGATTTCGAGGCGGGCGCAGGCGTAGCGGCGGGAGCCTATGAGGTAGGGTTGCGTAGGGTCGGGGTTGATAGTGTCGGTGAATTGTGCTTGTAGTTCGATGCGTGTGTCGATGGTGGGGGCTGTGGTGAGCAGTTGGCCTATGTTGCCGTAGGTGGCGAGGGTGTTAATGGGGCCTTTGGTGGTGAGGGCAAAGGGGCCTTCGGGTGTGGGGAAGGTTTGAGCACTTGTTTTGAGTGTGGTTATGTGGTGGGGGCCGTCGGAGTCGGTGGTGTAGGGTATGGCGATGGGGCAGAGTGAGTAGAAGTAGTCTTTGGAGGTGGGGGTGTAGTGGGCTTCTCTGTAGTAGGTATCGTTTTTGCCGTTGTACCATGCGATGTCTATGTGGTCTTTGGCTTCGGTGGTGGTGTCGGTGGTGTCGGTGTCGGGTGGGTTGATGGCGTTGTTGACGGAGTAGACGTTGCTTTTGGTGAGTATGGTGTCGGCCACTGCTATGATGGGGTAGCGGCCGTTTTCGGGTTTGTCATCTTTGAGTTGCCCTTTGTTGGTGGCGATGTGTGGGTCGGTGATGAGCATGTTGGCTGGTGTGATGCGCAGTTTGGTCATTTGCTCGCGGTTGGTGGTGCGCATGAGTGGCGCGAATTGGTCTACCTCGCAGAGGGCGGGTGTGTCGGACTCGTTGATGAGTATGGCGTATGCGCGGTTGGTGGGTGTGACGGTGTAGAGGTTGGGGCTTTGCTTTTTGTAGTAGTCGGTTAGTTTGTCGTAGTGGTTCTTGGCTTCTTCGTATGTGGCGGTGGGCAGTATGGTGGCGTTTTCCCACACTTCGTCGGGCAGGCGCAGCATGGGGCTGATGTTGGGGTGGTCGTAGTCGACATTGCCGTGGGCTGTGGTTTCGGCTTCGGGGTCGGTTGATATGTTGATGGTGTGTGTGTCGGATACTTGTGTGATGGTGATGGGTTCGCGGTTTTGGGTGTAGTAGTCTTGGCGGGTGTACATGTTGACGTATCGCCCCTTGAAGGTGAACACGCAGCCGAGGAGGTTTTGCAGTTCGTTGAGGTATTCTTTCACTGTCCAGTGTGGGAGGATTTTGGCCCGTTGCAGTGTTTGGCGTGTGTTGGCTATGTAGATGGCGCGTGTGAGGGGGTTTTCGGTGTATTGGCTCCAGTCGTTGGGGGTGAAGCCGAGGCACTTGAATATGCGTGCGGTGATGTCGAGCAGGTAGGGGCAGGGTGCGAGTGTGATGTCGTCTATGCTGCCGTGGCGGCTGCTGAGTGAGGGTGAGGTATTAATCATGTCCATGGGGTTGGCTATGATGTCGTCGGTGGAGCTGTATATGGGCAGACATATAGCGTCGGTTTGTCCGTAGGTGCCGTATGCTGCTTGCCGCACGGGTGTGGTGGTGCCCAGGAAGGTTTGGCCCATGCAGCTGCTGAATATTATGATTTGTGTGCGCACGTCGGTTCCGCTGCTGAACACATGAGAGCTGGAGTATTGCACGCTGCCGAAGCCGTCCCAGGCATTGCCGAGTGGCAACTCGTCTATATAGGTGGTGTCGTTGTTGAGTGGTGATGCTTTGACGCCGGCCTTGAGTTGCACTTTTACTTCGGTCTCGGTGATAGAGGTGACGGTGGCGGTGCCGTCGAGTTGCAGCGGTGGTGCGATGAGCTGCATGGTGTATTGTTCGCCTATGTGGGGATATTGTGTTGTGGCGGGGTGGTTGCGTGGTCCGAATATGGCGAGGTTGGTAGGGCAGCCCCTCAAGGGCAACTGCACCTCGAGGGTGTAGTCGCCTTGGTCGGCAAAGTAGGGGTTTACGCGTGTGAGTTTGATGGTGGTGCCCTTTTTTATTTCGGCAGTTTGGTTGTTGATGGTGAGTTGCATCATGGGTTGGTGAGTTTTTTGTAGTGGGTGTATTGTTGGTCAAATCCGTCGGGTCCGCTCATTACGACGTATGCTTTGATGCCCTTGGCTAGTTGTTGGTTGAGTTGGTTTATAGCATCGGTCTGTGCAGGTGTGGCGGTGTCTACCACTTGCAGGGCGGGCGTGTTGTTGGCGGCGGTGGCGGCAGTGGTGATGGCTTGCCCTGCGAGGTTGGCGGTGGTTTGTGGTGCGGTGATGGCCCGGCTCACGTCGTCGGCAGTGAGTCGTGCCACGGTGTTGGTGCGTTGTGCGTGGTCGATGAGTTGGAGTACGGGCATGAGGTGTGGGTTGTTCACGGCCTGGTGGTTGGCCACGAACTCGCCTTCGTGCACGATGCCAGCCTGTCGGCGGTACTGCCTGCCGCCAGTGAAGCCACCAATATAGTAACCCTCGGCTTCGGCCTGGTGTTGTTTCTTGATGGCGGCTATCTGTATGGCACCGGCTGCGACGGCTGCTGCAGCGGCTATGGGCGCCATGATGGGGCCCACGACGGGAATGTTCACCACTGAGCCGTATGCCATGATGGCGTTCATGGCGGTTTGCGCCACGGCCTGTGCCAGTTGCACCTTCATTTGCTTGCGGTTGTACTTGCTTTTGATTTTGGCGAGTTCGGCCTGCTTTTGTTCTTCAAGTTTTTTGGTGCGTTTGGTGTTTTTGCCAGCGGCTTTGATTTGCGCGTCGTAGCGTTTGGTTACTTCGGCCTGTTCAAGCTGGCTTTGTGCCTGGAAGAGTTGCGAGGCTTGGCTCATTGTGGCCATTATCATGCTCATGGCCGCCATGCCCACTGCGGCATAGTCTTGCCATTGTGCTTTGCCGTCTTTGAGTTTTTGAGAGAGGTTGGAGAGGTTTTGCGCCAGATTGATGACGCTTTGGCTCATGGCGTCGGTGGGCTGTCCGAGGTTGGTGTCTTTATCTTTGTATTTTTCCTCTATTTCTTTTTTAGCCTTTTGATATTCCTTTTCGGTCAGAATGCCTTTTTTGTGTAGTTCCTCTGCAAATTTGAGTTCGTCAGCCTTTTGTTCGTCGGCCGATTTCTTGAACCACTCTTTGCGTGCCTGGTCAACGCGTTGCCAGAATTCCTTTTGTCGTTGCAGTTTGTCGTTATCCGTTTCGGTGTCATATTGCTGCTGGTACTTTTTGGCCTCCTCGTCTTGTCCGTAGAGTTTGCTCAGGTTGGCGCGTCGTTTGAGGTATCTGAGCCTTATCTCTGTTTTGTTGCTTTGATATTGTACCTCGTTGGTGATGCCGTCCAGGTAGTTTTGTTTTTCGGTGTTGAGTTCGTTTTGTTCCTCAATGTCGAGCTCGTGTATGCTCCATGCGTGGTTGTTTTTTCGCACGGCCGCTGTGGCGTCGTAGCGTTTTTGTTCGAGTTTCACCCATTCGGGCGAGTTCTCGGTGTATAGGTTTCGTTGGTCGGTGTATAGTTTTTGGTCGATGTCGAGCAGTTGTGCCGAGTATTCCCGGTGGTCGATAATGCCGTTCTCGTAGTTGGCGCGTGCTATGAGCCGTTGTTGGTTGGCAGCGTCCTCCAGAGCTTTGAGTTGTGCCTTTACGGGGTCGGTGGTGTTTTTGGTGGTGTGTGTGGCATTTCCGCTGCTGTTCCCGCCGCTGTTCCCTCCGCTGTTGCTGGAGGTAGTGGTTACAGGCGTGATGGCTGGTGTGGTGGGTGTGGTTCCTCCGTTAGTTATTATTTTGGCCAGTTCGCCTTGTACTCCGTGGCTTTTGGCGTAGTCGAATATGAATTTATTTTCCTTTTTGTTGAGTATGCCTTGTAGCTGCCACCAGGTTAGGCGCGCCTTGTTGTGTCGTTGTATGTTTTGGTCATTTTGGCTCGAGTGTCCGTCCTTCTGCATCTGTTTGTCTCGGTAGGCCACAGCTTTTTGCCATGATGCGATGGCCCGGTCAATGTCGAATTGTTTCTCGGCGTTCTCCTGTAGTTTTTTGAAGAGTGCTTGAGCCAGAGCCAGCCTGTCAAGTTGTTCTATATACTTGCCTATGGCCTTGGTGTTCTTTTCGACGAGTGTGCCGCTTGACGAGAGTGAGGCTTGGTATCCCGGCACGATGCTTTGCAGTTTGGCAATGGCTTTACGTCGGGAGTCGATGCTTGCCGAGTTGTCGTGAATGACGTTGGTGAGCATTTCGATTTGTGCGCGTTCGGCCTTGGCGTTGTCGGCCGAGTCTTTCTGTATGCTTTTGAGCAATTTTTGTTTGCGCCGTTGCTCATCGCTGGCCTGTGCGTTATCCTTTTTAGCCTTGGTGTTAGCTTTGGTGGCCTCGGTGTCGGAGTCGGTCATGAGGAGCCACGTGCCGAGTGCGGCCACTGCAGAGAGAATGAGCGAAATGATGGCCCCGAAGCCGTTGCTTTTGAGAGCCACGTTAAAAGCCGTCGTTGCGACAGTGGCGGCAGTGGCCACGGTGGTGTATGCTGCCTTGGCTATGGTCAGGGCAGAGGTGGCTGCGGCGCATATATTGGTCCACACCACGTTGGCTTGCACGGCCAACGTAAACACCCCCATGGCCACTGCCGCGGTGGTGATGGTCTTGGCGTGTGATGCCACGAATGTGATGACAGTGCGTGTGGCCCCCACAAAGTTGAGCACGCCGTTGGTGGCGGCGGTGTAGATGGGGTAGAGGCGTTCGCCAAGTTCCACACGCAAGTCCTCCATGCGTTTCTGCGCCTTTTCAAGCTGGGCTTGCGCCGTGTTGTTGGCGGTGTTAAACTCTTTGGTCACGCTTGAGCCTTGGGCAAAGGCTTGTGTGGCCTGCTGTTGGGTTTGTTTGAGCGTGTCGATGTTTGCCGCCAGCGTGGAGAGCGTTTGCGTGACGCCTGCGCCGCTCAGTTTCATGTCCGTCAGCATTGGTGCGAGTGCGTCCATCTTGCCAGCCTTGCGCAGAGCGTCCACAAATTGCAGCAAGGCCGCGTTGCCATCGGTTTTGAGCAGTTGTGTAAACTCCTTGACGTTGAGCCCCGCCACCTTGGCCATCGTTGCCGGTTTGGCGTAAAGTGCGGTGATGACGTTTTGCAAGGCCGTGGCCCCCCTCTCCACGTTCACCATGTTTTGGTCGAGCACAGAGCCGAACGCCATCACCTGTGCCTGCGTCATGCCCGCTTGCTTGCCCACGCCCGCCAGTCGTGCAGTAAAGTCCATGAGGTAGGCCTCGCTTGCCGACGAGCTTTGGGCCAGTTCGTTGATGACTGAGGCCGATGAGAGCATGGCCTGCTTCAGCCCCATTTTGTCGGCATCGCCAAATAGTTGCGCCAGTTTGCCAATGTTTTTTACAGCGTCCTCGCCAAGGTCCTCACCGAGTGCCACGTTTATTTGGTCGGCCGCTTGCACAAAGTCGAGTATCTGCTGCTTGCTCTGTATGCCAAGGCGCCCAGCATCGCCCGCCAGGTCGTTGAGTTGCTCCCGGGCCGTGCGGGTGTCCATCTTCATAAAGTCGTCGTTGAGTTGTTGCACGGCTTCGTCGGTCAGCCCCGTATACTTTTTTACCCCGCTCATGTGCTCTGCCATGTCGGCATACTCGTTCACGTATTCGGCCATGGCCTGCTTGAGGGCGCTGAATTTGCCCGCGATACTGTCGAACACTACGGCCACGCCCGACCACGTTTGGCCAATTTTGGTGATGAAGGAGCTGTCGTTTGCCGCCTTTTGCTCGTCCTTTATCTTCTGGAGTTCCTTGTTAGCCTCTTGCAGTGAGCGTGTGAGTGCCTGCCATTGCTCCGAGCCGCGCTCCACGTTGCCGCTGTTCAGTTCCCTGTTTATTTCCTTTATGGTGGCTTTAAGTTCCTTCGGTGTGGCCGAGTCGAGTGAGCGCAGCACCTTCTCCACGGTCTGGGCGCGTGATGAGAGCCTTGTGGCTTGCGTCTCGAGGCTTTTAATCTCCTTGGCGTAGGCTTGCAGAGCCTTGCCGTCGCCGCGGTCAAAGGCATCTTGCCGTTTGAGGCGTGCCTGCTCAAGCCTGCGGTTTATGTCGTCGAGCTTGCGTTGTGCCTGCTCCGAGTTGATGGTGAGGGTTACGGTCTTAATGTCGTTGTTATTCATAAAAAAAGCGTGTTACTTTTGGTGTGTGATGATCCAAAAGTAACACGGCTTAACCGGGTGTTAAAAGACACGCGGCACGGTTAGAGGTGCTTTTCTATGTATTTCTTTCTTTTGTCATAGTTAAATCCAAACAGCCCGGGGTATTTCTCATAAGCTCGGCTTTCAATGCTCCTATATAGTCGTCTGCTCTCCTTCCTTTGCTTTTTCTCCATTCGGTAGTTCTCCAAGAGTTCTTTTTGCTCCTCGGGAGTCAGGCTGAGGGCTTTGACTATGCCTGTAATGATGGCGCAGAGAAAGAACAAGACTATAGCTGATAATATTATGACAAAGAGTGTGAGCATACTGCGTAGTGTGTATATAAGGTGTATATATTCTTTTTGCAAAGATATGGCTTTAATCACTACCGCGCAACAAACCGGGGGCTTAAAGTGCCCAAAGGTCACCCCCTCTCGCGCTCCGTCAGCGTGTCGAAGGCACCGCTGAACTCGTCGCCCATGATGCGCGCCATGTGGTCTTTCAGCACCTCGATGCTGATGTACCACGACTTGTTGAACCACGGCCTGCGCTTTCGCGGTTCGCCAAGGTTGTGCAACTTGCGGTAAGCCTTGCCCAGGAAGTGGAGGTCGCCCCCATTGCCAGGGCGGTAACCGTTGCCCACGCCGAGGTCCACATAAATGCCATACTCCAGATAGTTGAAGGCCATCACCGCCTCGCGCCCCGCTATTGATGCCGCACCCGCCTTGACAGAGCGGCGCAGCGCGCCCGTGTGGTGAATGCCCATGAGGTCGAGCCGGTCCTGCCATATCTGCACCATCTTGGCGCGCCATGCGCGCAGGTATTGCTCGCGGTCGTCACGGCTGCTGTTGTGGCTCATGGCTGGTGGTGTTGTCGGCCCATAGGTCGGGGTTATAAGTAAGGTCGGTGGGTTCGTCCATGCCCACCATCAGGTAGAGGCCCGTGCAGCCGTTAAGGAATATGCCGCCCAGCTCGGAGCACTTTATGTTGTCGGTATCGAGGTAGAGCATTTCGGTTTGCAGTTGCAGCGAGTCGTGCAGCATGCGTGCGGTGAATTGGCGGGCGAGCTCGCGGCAGCGGTCCATCTTGACGGCGTAGTCGGCCTGGTTGCCATACTCGTAGCGGGCTATTATGAACACGGTGTACACCCGCCGCTTGAACCACCCGCCGCTTTGTGCGTAGAGGCTCTCCTGGCACACGTCGGAGGTGCACACAAAGTTGGCGGTGCTCTGGTATTGCTCGAGCATGCCTTCAAGGTAGCCAAGGCCCGAACAGGTGGTGTGCTCAAACTGCCATGCGCGGGCCATGTGGTTCTGCCCGGTGAGCTGGCTCATGTAGGTGCAAAAGTCAAACATACTTTTAGAGTTGAAAAGTTTATAAGTTGAGGAGTTAAGAGGAATGTCAAGCTTGGAGGGGGAGTTGATAAGTTGATGAGTTTAAGAGTTAAGAGGAATGTTTTAGCGGTTGAACTCGCAGAGGTGACCTCTTAACTTTTCAACTCATAAACTTTTCAACTATGAAATGAAAGCTTCAAAGCTTTCATTTCCTCAGCTTTGGCGTCAAGTTCGGTCAGCGCATCGAGGGTGGGCGTGCTGAGCACGGCCGGTTGCTTGGTGATGTCGCCGCCTGTCAGAGCGCGCAGGCAAGTGATCATCACCGCGCGCGGGTCGGGCGGTGCGCTGTCGGGGTCGGCCGAGCCGGGCGCACCGAACAGGTGGGGGAACAGGCCCGCATACTGCGCCTTGAGTCCCACGAGCCACATGAGCAGCATCACGCGGTGCGCGTTGTCAAAGTCGGCCGCCGTGGTGCCGGGGTAGAGCGCCATGCCTATGGCGTCGAGCGCCTCGGGGCTTTGCACCTTGAGGTAGCCCTGGTAGTAGTTCTCCACCTCAAGGTAGGTGCGGAATGGCACCCCGTCGAGCATGGCGTCCACCGCGGCATGGCCTGCAATGTGGCTCATGCGCGACGGTTCGGCGGGCGGCTGGCCTATAAAGTCAACCAGGGGCATGAGCTCTGCAATGTCGTCCTTGAGCTGGAGCAGCACGCGGTGGCTCTGGCCTATGATGCGTGCAAGGAACAGGGCCTTAACCTCGTCGGCCGTCCATTCGCCCCCGGCCATCAGTGCGCACAAGTAGTGCCGCTGTTCGTTGGTAAGGGCCAGCCACGACTGCGGAATGTGTGCCCTTATAGATGAGCGCACCCTTTTAGCCGGATTATCCGAAGAAGAAGGAAGGGTCGGTTTGCTTGTTTTCATACTGTGTGGTGTGTCGTGCTTGGTAAGTGGGGCTCAGCCTGTACTCGTCCAGCTGGTCGGCATGCGCCTCAATGTAGTTGATGATGTGGCGTGTGTGGTCGGCAATGCCCGGCCCGTGCATCACGTGCGCCGCCATGAGCTGGCGGGCCATGAGCAATGCCGCGCCGTAGGCCTCCTCCTTGGCCGAGGGGTCGGACGTGAGGGCGGCATCGGCCGCATACTGGTGCTTGACAAGTGCGGCATAGAGTTCGGGCGAAATGACGTCCACCACCCGTGCGCTGGCCGCGTGCAGCGCGGTGGCCATGGCGTCGAATTCCTCGCGCAGCACCTCGCGGCCCTCGGGCGTGCGTATGCCGTAGAGGGTGCACAGCGAGGGCGTCCACAGCAAGGAGCCGGCCCGCGAGCGCAGCATGGTCATAAGGTTGTGCGCGGCCAGGTAGAGGAGCACGTGGTCCTCAAGCTGGCAAGCATCGCGGCGCAGCTGCAGGCGCAGGGCGTCCACACGCTCGCGGCTGGCGGGTGCCGTGTTCTGGTTGCTCACAATGCCAAAGCCTGTGGGCGTGAGCACGAGGTCCATTTGCGGCACGGCGTCATAAGCCGCGCGCAGGCAGATGGCCGTGGCCAGCGTGGCGGCCATATGGTCGGGCAGCGTGGCGTCGGTGGTGATGAGGGCCTGCCAGGCAGCCGTGCAGCCCTCCACATAGCGCTGCACCTTGTTCCACACCTCGGGCGTGGGCGAGCGGAAGGCCGGCACGGCGCGCTCAAAGTCGGTGCGTTCAATTATTATCTCCATTGGCTGTAACTTTTTTCGCGTCGGCATGTTCGTCGAGCGTGGTGAGTTGTATCATCGGGATTGTTGGCTCAATGTGCCCCCACTGATTGTACCACAACACCATGTTGATAGGTGTGAGCAACATGTCGTGGAAGGCTATTTCGAGTGCCTGCTTCATGGTAAAGAGTTCGCGCTTGTCGGAGCCCGAGTTGTTAGTCTGCGTTTTGCCCGGCACGGCGCCCACCAGGTTAGGGTGCACATTGTCGGCATAGCAAATGGTGTTGGCCGCGGCCTGCACGTCCTCGTTCCAGTCGCCGCCCTCCTTGGCCCCCTCTATGTTCACGATGCGAATGTCGCGCACCTCATGGCCGTCGGGGTTCACATAGTAGCCGCTAATCCACGCCTTGCCCGAGTTCTCCACACCGCAAAGAAAGTCCTTTATGTTCTGCTTCTCGCGTGTAACGCGTTTCTGCATCTCCACGGGGTCGGTAATGTTCTCCTCCATGCAGATGCGCTGCCAGTATGAGCGCTCAATCTCAATTTGATATTTAACGCTGGTGGTGTTGCGCAGTTTGGCCCGCTTGCCGGTGCTTATGAGTCGCTTCTCGTCGTAGGAGCCGCCGCGCAGCACGGCACTCCAGTAGGGCACGGGGTAGTACTGCGCGCCCGCTGTGGGGAAGCGCATCACTACGGCAAACTTGCGCGTGCGTGTCGGGGTGCGTCCTGTGGGCTGGTGCGTGTCGGGGTCAATGGCCATGCGTCGGCACAGGTCGGCGTAGGGGTCGGCGAGCGATAGCAGCTCAATGCGTTCCACGCCGTTGATGCCCTCCTGCCAGTCCTGCCAGTTGGCGTAGTAAAGGTGGTTGATGCGCCCGCGGCGGTCGGCCTTCTCGAGGCGGCAGTGGCAGGCCTCCTTGTGCACAAGTCGGTTGATGCGCCGCCCGTCGCGTGAGAGTATGATGACGGCCACGGAGAAGTAGAAGTACTTCATGTCCGTCATTTGGTCGAGCATATAGGCCGGCATGTTCTGCCTGCGGAGCCATGCGCGCACCTCGGGGTCGGTGGTGGGCTCGTGTGTGGTGGTGTCGGTGAGCCTGAGGCCTGCGCCGTAGCATGTGAGCACGTTAAAGAGTTTGTTCTGTGCCGTTACCTCGTCTGACGCCACAAGGCGCACGAGGTCGTAGGGCAGCTGGTTGTCTGATCCGTAGGGCACGTAGGCCTCATTGGGGAAGCCCGGCACGGGGCGTGTGACGATGGTGCCGCCCGGGGTGTCGAACACGGTGGTGGTGTCCTCCACCTCGGCCATGACGGCGGCAAATTGGGTTTGGGGAATGGCGAAGTATTCCATAGGGGAGGGGGTTTTTAAGTTGATAAGTTGAGGAGTTGAAGAGTTAAGAGGACGCTTTTGTGAGTTGGGGGGCGGGGCTTCAGTTGATAAGTTTATGAGTTGAGAAGTTAAGAAGTTACCTCTGCGAGTTCGACCTCATAAAAGCGACCGCTTAACTTTTCAACTCTTAAACTCATCAACTTATAAAAACGTTTCGTCGAAAGTTCCGTCGAACGTGCGCACGGGCAGCGGCGTGAGCACCGCCAGGCCGCCCTGACTCTCGCGCCACGACAGCGTGGCCGAGTCGGCCGTGTTGTAGGCGTTGGTGCCCTTTATCTCGGCAGCGGTGATGGTTACGGGCGTGTCGTCGTGCCACACCTCGCGGGCCGTCATCACGTCCTTGATGAGCGCCACCTCGGCCGCGCTGAGTGCACCCGTGGTGGCCTTGTACTCTGCCTGCGCCTCCACGTTGGCGTTGTAGGCCGAGCCGCCCACCACCACCTGCGTGTAAGTGGGCTTGAGCGCTTCCTCCACCTCGCCATATATATATAAGGAGTCGGACAGGCCAAACACGTTAGTAAAGTCGAGCGTGGTGACGGGTGCGGCGTCAGCGTCCCACGGTGCAAGGCGGTAGCGCATGGTGCGCTGGCCCACCGTCACGTCGTAGCCCACGGGCTGGCTGGTGGCACCGCTCAGGGGGCCGCACTGCTCGAGAGCCACAATGTAGCCTGGCGAGGTGTTGTAGCAGAGCAGTTCGTTGTTGTACTTCTCGGCCCTGAACTCGGAGCCAATGCGGCGGGTTTCGCCCGTGGTGAGGTCCATGTATGTGACGCGCACACTCACGGGTCGCTCCTGCTTCCGCTCCTCGTCCGATGGCTTCCACACGAGCCGCTCGGAGGCCAGCTTTGGCACCACCTTGCAGCCGCCGCCCGCCATGGTGAGGAAGGAGCGTTGCACAAAGTCGGCGCCGTTGATGTAGAGCCGCAGGCGGCATGGCATGATGCTGACGGTGGCCAGCTGTGTGTCGTCGGCCTCTATGCGCAGCTCGGTGAGCCACTGGCCCTGTTTGGCCATGGCCGAGGCGTGTGCGCTGATCAGCCAGCCAAGGTCGTGCAGGCCAAAGTGGCCCACGGTGTCGGGCGTGAGGTTGGTGTCGAGCACCTCGGCGCCGTTGAGGGTGAGCCTTATGGGGCACGGTTTGCCGGGTGTGCCGCCGATGAAGCCGAGGTCCTGTATCTCGGTGGCAAAGGCCAGGGCAGGGAGTGTGGTGGAGAGGCGGATGGGCATGATTTTTAAGTTGAAAAGTTGAAAAGTTGAGAAGTTAAGAGGGCGGTTTTGAGAGTTGAAAAGTTTAGGAGTTGAGAAGTTAAGAGGACGCTTTAAGAGTTGGGCAAGTAGAGGTGACCTCTTAACTTTTCAACTCCTCAACTTTTCAACTTCCACCCCAAACGCTACCACTAATGGGGGCGACGCGTCCCGCGTCGGGGTGAGGGCGTGGGGTTATTTGAGTGTGTGCTCATTTTCCCGACGCGGGACGCGTCGCCCCCATTAGAGCTTGCGTTTCTTCACATACAGGCAGAGCAGCACGAGAGCCGCCAGCACGATTAGCAGTTTGAGGGTGTTGGCAAAATTCGACTGATTTTGTCGAATTTGGGCCTTGGCGGGCTTGTCTGTTGTGGCTATGGTGTCGTGCCTGATGGCGGTGCGCCACAGCGTGTCGTGCTGCAAAGTTACACGGTTACGAATTACGTGGCGCGTTTTTTCGACATATACCGTGTCGCCCCTCTGCCATTGCGTGCGGCTCACCGAGTCGGCCACTACAACAGAGTCGAGCCTCACGTGCCAGCGTTCCACCGTGTCGGTGGTGTGGGTGGTGCGGTTGGTGGTGATGTAGTGCACCTGGCGGCAACTTGTGGCCGTGAAGGCAAGCAGGGCGAGCAGTGCCGCCATGGTGGCCACGCGGCCAAGGGTTACGAGGGTGAGCCGCCTTAATGGGTTGCGGTGTGGGGTGTTGCGGGTCATAGGTCGGCATATTCGGCACGGGCGTCGAACGATGGGCACGCCTTGCCGGGGTTAAGGTTGTGGTGGCCCACTATGCGGGCCTTGGGGTACTTGCGGCGCAGCCGTTTGAGCAGTGCGCCAAGGGCGGCCACTTGTGCCGTGGTGCGTGTGTCCTCGGGGCGGCGGCCCTGGGCGTCGAGCCCTCCCACGTAGCAGATGCCAAGGCTCTGGTGGTTGTAGCCCTTGCAGTGTGCGCCCTGTATGGTTTCGGGGCGGCCGGGCTCTATGGTGCCGTCGAGGCGCACAAGGTAGTGGTAGCCTATCATGTCCCACCCCTGCTGGCGGTGCCAGCGGTCCACGTCGGCGGCGGTGAAGTCCTTGCCGCGGGCGGTGGCCGTGCAGTGCACTATGAGGTATTTGATGTTTCGGGGGGAAAGTTTCATGTTGGTCGGGGTTTTAAGTTGATGAGTTGAAAAGTTGAGAAGTTTATGAGGTCGGTTTTGAGAGTTGAGAAGTTTAAGAGTTAAGAGGTCGGTTTCAGTGGTTGGACAAGCAGAGGTAACTTCTTAACTTTTCAACTCCTAGACTTTTCAACTTAAGAGTGACTTCGCTTGCTCATTTCTTCTTTCAGTTCGGTGAACTTGCTTTGCACGTAGATGCTCACGCCGAATATTGAGCCGGCATAAATGAGGCACTGGGCAAAGAACCACAGCACCGAGTCGCTGATTTCACCCACAGGGGGCACCAGGAACCCCGCCACACTCAGTGCCACACCCGCCAGGAGCATGGCCAGCGCCGAGTAAACTTGGTATTTTGTACGGTCTTCTTTGGTCATAGGAAGTAAAAGTTGAGGAGTTGAAAAGTAAAGAGGACGCTTTTAAGAGTCGGACTCGCAGAGGTGTCCGCTTAACTTTTCAACTCATAAACTTATAAACTAAATTTTGCCTTGAGCCTGTCGATCATAGCCTTGTCATCGGTGCTCATGATGTAGGGCACAACTTCGAGCTGTGGCACAAGGCCGGGCGAGCCCTTGTAGGCCGCGACATGGCCACGGGTCAGTGTCCAGAAGTGGAGCACATTGCCTATTTGGACACTGTTGTAGAGCGCGAGCGGTTCCATGCCGGCAATGGTCTTGAAGTCGTAGCGCAGTAGTGCGCCGTTGCCGCCGCTTGAGCTGTCGCGCACGCGGCGGCCGAACCATATCATGTACTTTTGTGCGGGTACACCGTAGGCCCCCTTGGTTTGGAAAAGCTCTATCGGGTCGCCCTCGGCGTAGTTGGTGAGGGTGGAGTGCTCAAAGTCGGAGAGGCTCACCTCCTCGCCCACATGGTCGCTGTGGGTTTCTATCACCTTGTCGCCCGCGAGGGTGCGGAACACCCATTTGCCGCCCGGCTTCTCCTGCTTTATGCCGCCATTCAGCGCGGCAAGCTGCGTGGCCTGTGCGGCCGTCATGACGCCCGCCTTGGCGCTTGTGGCCTTAGAGATTACAAGCTGCTTGTTGCCACTCTCCTCAAAATTTGTGTAGTTAACAATTACGCTGTCCGTAGTGCTCAGCCCTTCTGCAAGATTGTTATTCAGAATGCGGGCAAACACATACTTATCCATCAGCCCGTCTTGGTTCCTGCCAACCAAATAGCATAACAAAACTTGGCTGTATTGGCTTGCATCAGTGTTGTTCTTTGCGCCCCAGTGCTTGAAGCGTAAAAACAAGTTGCGGTCGGTGTGTGTATAAGTCCATATTTTGGAGCTGAGTATGGTGCGCGTGTTGTTGCTCGTGCCTTCGGAGAACACATAGTTGCCGGCGTGCCCTGAGTCTGACGTTTGCTTTTGCGGCTGCAGGGGCTGCCATGCCTGCCACTTTGTGCCGTTAAAGTAGCGCACTATCAAATTGCGGGTTGATGCCGTGTCGTTGATCGAGGCCAGCGCGGTGCCCTGGGTGTTGAGGGTGAAGGCCCCCACCGCTATCTGCACATAGCGCTTGGTGTCCTTCACGAGCACGCCGAAGTAGGTGAGCACCGGTATGCCGAAGCACTTGAAGCAGTGCAGGCCCTGGGGGGTGTCCACGGTCATGCCGTCGAGCGCGGCGTTGAGTGCGTCGAGGGTGGTCAGGTTGTCGTGGGAGGTGAGCCACTGGCCGAGGGCCTGCGTTATGGTGTGGTCGGCCGATGCGGTGGCGTCGGTGTCGGCCATGGCCAGGCACATTTGGTAGAGCAGTGTGCCCACACGGGTGGCGGTGTTGGCGTAGCGTGCCTTTTCGTCGCGTATGCTGGCGGCCGTGGAGAGGAGGGGGGAGAAGTTGGTCATGTTATAAAGTTGAGGAGTTGAAAAGTTTAGAAGTTAAGAGGGCGCTTTTAGAGGCCATGAAGTTGCCCAAGCTCTAATGGGGGCGACGCGTCCCGCGTCGGTGATTGACGGGAGGGTGTGAAGCCATGGCTGCATCTTTTTCCCGACGCGAGACGCGTCGCCCCCATTAGAGCTTGGGCAACTTCATGGCTTCACTACGCGTTTTTACGGTTGTGCCTACGCGTTTTTACGGTTGTGCCTACGCGTTTTTACGGTTGTGCCTACGCGTTTTTACGGTTGTGCCTACGCGTTTTTACGGTTGTGCCTACGCGTTTTTTCTCTTCGGCACAACTGTTTTTGCTATGGCTCGGGTGTGGCTATCTTGCTGAACGTCACGCTGCGGGTGCGTGCATCGGCCGTGCCGAGCTTTTGCTGCATGGCACCCGAAGGAGTGAAGCGCACACGCAGCTTTTTCACCTGCTTGGTGGTGACGAGCTTTGGGTCGTCCTCGCCATGGGTGGTGATGCATGTGATGCGGAATGAACCGAGGTCGCCAAGGCGCACGGAGTGGCCCGAGGTGAGGGCGTCGCCCACGGTTTGCTCCAGAGCCGAGAGCACGGCCTTGATGTCGGCGGTGTGCATGGTTGAGCGCTTGGCTATGCGGCTGGCCACCTCGCTGAGGGTAAGCGTGCCGCTCTGCACGATGGAGGGGAAGTAGAAGAGGGTGCCCGTCTTGGGGCTTTTGAGTTTCTTTACCTTGAATTGTATCATGGGAGGGGGAGGGGGAATTTTTAAGTTTATGAGTTTAAGAGTTTAAGAGTTAAGAGGTCGCTTTTAAGAGTTGAGCATGCAGAGGTGACCTCTAAACTTTTCAACTTATGAACTTTTCAACTCTTTATCTTTAGTTGTACGTTGCCCGGTAGCAGTCGGCGTGTGAGTGCCGGTGCGGGTGTGAAGCGCACGCGCACGGCCTTGATGTCGTCGGCCGACACGTCCTCCTGCTTTTCGCGCGACTTGGCGGCGTTGATGGTGGGACGGAATGAGCCGAGGTCGCCAAGGCGCACGGAGTAGCCGTCGGCCATGGCTTCGAGCACCACTTCTTGCAGGGCGTCGAGCACGCCCTTGATGTCGGCCAGGCTCACGGTGCTTTGTTTCTCTATCTGTTCGGCCACATCGTTAAGGCCGATGGGGGTGGTGGGGGCCACCTGGGGGAAGTACTGCTTTTTGTCGAGCTTGAAGTTTTTCAAGCCTCTTACTTTGAGGGTGATCATGGAGGGAGGGGATTAAAGTTTATAAGTTGATGAGTTGAAAAGTTAAGAGAACGCCTTTAAGAGTTGAGCAAGCAGAGGCAACTTCTTAACTTTTCAACTCTTAAACTTTTCAACTCATTAGTTATTTATCAAGGCCAGCGGCCTTGATGAATAACTAATGCTCAGCGTTTGCGCCGAGCGTTCGGCCGCCTTGTCGGGCAGCGTGTCGGCCAGTGTGACGGCGGGCATGGGCCTTTCGCCCGTGCCAAGGAGCAGGCGTGTGCCGTCGGCACAGGTGAGCAGCACGGCCACAGGGCCGGCCATTGGGGTGTAGCGGCCGCACAGCGTGGCGGTGAGCTTGGTGGTGACGGTGTGGCGGCCGTCGGCCACCTCGTCGCTCACCTCCATGGCCGCAAGCCCCGTGGTGGGCACGGTGTGCCACTGTGCGCCCTTGGTGTCGAGTGCTGCCGTGTGCCCGTCGGGGCCGAGGGTGAGCTGGCCCATGCTGGCGGAGGGGGCAAGGCTCAGGTGGGTGATGTAGCGTGTCATGGTGTGGGGGTGGTGGTGTGGTTGTCAACTTCTTCAAACTCCTGCACGTAGCGCGCCTCGAGCTTCTTCGCCTTTTCGATGATGCCGGGCACCACCTTGAAGCCTGCCACGGCGGGGTCGGCCGATATGACGAACTGCTGCGGGGTGATGCTCGAATAGTCGGGGGCGGCTGAGTCCTCCTTGTCGAGCTGCGTGCCCTTAAGGTAGGTGGCCGTGACGGCGGCAAAGGCTTTGGCGTCGCCCGCCTCGCGTGCCATCTGCCAGCCCTCCTCGCACCGTTCGCGGAAGAGCCAGCGGTCGTAGTCCTTGGTGATGCGCCCGAGGTTGCCCAGGCATATCTTGATGCAGCGCACGTCCTCGTAGGCTTGCGACAGGCCGAGCCCGTACTTCTGGCGCAGCACGCCCACAATGTCCTTGTCCACCATGCGGGGGTTTTGCAGCCAGTAGGCATACATTTCCCTGAGGCGCAGCAGGCGGGCCTGCATGTATTGCGGCAGTCCGGCTTTCTGCATCTCTTCGGCAGAGGCCATGAGGTAGCGTTGCGCGCGGTCGGCGAGGGTGTCGGTCATGGGATTTTAAGTTGAGGAGTTTATGAGTTGAAAAGTTAAGAGGAATGTCGGGCTTGGAGGGGGAAAAGTTTAGTAGTTTATGAGTTGAAAAGTTAAGCGGTCGGTGTGAGTGGTTGAACTCGCAGAGGTTCCTTCTTAACTTTTCAACTTCTAAACTTTTCAACTTTCCCCATACCCGTCGTATGCCTCCCAATTCGCCCTGTACCTCTCATCAGCTTTTTTGAGCAGCTTGAGCAGTTCGTAGCGGTCGCACGGCTCCTTGTCGGCCATGGTCTTGAGCGTTTCAAAGGTTTGCTTCATCTTGAAGTAAAGCTCACCGTTGTCGTCGTACAGCTTCTTGATGTGGTCGGGCAGCTTGTCGTGGTCGGGGCGGCGGCCTCGGTACTGGCCCTTGGGGTGGTCGGCGTCGGTGCTGATGACGGGCGCGCCCTCGGCCAGCGTTTGCTCAATGCGCGGCAGCGCCTCGTGCTCCATGGTGGCCACGTCCTGCCGCGTCAGTCCGTCGAGGCGTATGCGCAGGTGCTTGTTCAGTTCGTAGGCTATGGTGTCGGCGTAGCGCGCGGGGGCGGCACAGGCACAGGCGTAGAGGTAGCGGTTGGAGTTGACGCGTAACAAGAGCAGGGCCCCTTGCCTCACGTCGCGTTCGTCTGACGGTTTGGCAAGGTAGGCCTGCAGTTGTTGAGTGAATTCGGGATCGAGCATGGGAGGGAGTTTTTAAGTTTAGAAGTTGGGAGTTTTAAGTTGATGAGTTGAAGAGTTGAGAAGTTAAGAGGTCACTTTTAAGAGTTGAGCATGCAGAGGTAACCGCTTAACTTTTCAACTCCTTAACTTTTCAACTTAGCCGGAGCCGCAGAGGCGACCGCTTAACTTTTCAACTCCTAAACTTTTCAACTTAGCATCGTAGCCTGCGGCTACGCTGCCACCACTGGCTTGCCTGTTGCTCCGCTAATCTTGCCATCGTCGGCGGTGTCGATCTCGCCGGGGTAGAAGGGAGCCGGCACCACGTCGGTAGCTTCGATCTCGATGTCGGTGCTCGCGTTGGTGCTTGTGCCCTCGCCGAGCGAGCCTTTGGGCTTCACCACCGTTTCGAACATTTCGTTGCCCAGCACGCGGAACTTGCCGTCACGCTGCTGCACCAGGAACACGAGGTCGGCGTTCTGCGCCACCGAGCAAAAGCCTGCTGCCTCCTCGGCCGTGCCGGGGTGGCTGGCTGTGAGCTTGTTGAGGAAAGTGCACGAGGGGCGCTCGCCCTGTGTTTCCCATTCAACGTTGCCTTTGTTCGTTACGAGGTCAATGCGCTGCCACTTTTTGTCGGCCTTGAGCGTGAAGTTGCCGTCGTAGGTGGCGAGCTTGGCCAGTGTCACGTCCTTGTCGGAGGGCTGGGGCAGGGTGGGCCATGCCGTGATGTTTTCCTTTGCTGTGTAGTATACCGCGGTGCGAATGCCGGGTATGACGCGCTGGCCGGCGCAGAAGCGCAGGCTGCTGAAGGGTGCGCCGTTGGCGCAGGGGGTGGTTGTGGGGGTTTGTACTGCCATAAGTGGGGAGTTTATAAGTTTAGAAGTTTAGAAGTTGAGGGGGAAAGTTGAAAAGTTGAGGAGTTGAAAAGTTAAGAGGGCACTTTTAAGTTGATGAGTTTATGAGTTGAAAAGTTTAGAGGTTGCCTCTGCTTGTCCAACTCTTAAAAGCGACCTCTTAACTTTTCAACTTATCAACTTTTCAACGAAGCGTCGCCCTTGAGTTTTGCCACCATGAGCATTTCGGGGCTAAGGCTGCGGAACTGCACGCCGAAGGCCATTGCAGCCTCGAGGGTGAGCTTCCACGATGAGTACTTCTCGATGGCCAGACGCTCGCTGGGGTTGTCGCCCGCACCGTAGCCGTACACCATGTTGCTCTGCGGGGCAATGTGTATGTACTGAGAGCCCTTTTTCGAGGCCAGGGGGCAGAACTCCCACTGGTTGTCGGTGCCCTCGAGGAAAGTTTTCTTGAACTCCGTGTTGTAAGGCAGCGAGCCGTGCAGCAACTGGTAGTTAAGGTTGTAAGCGTTGTAAATGTCCTTCGACACATAAATTTTAGCCTTCTGGCCCTGCAACTCATCGTCGGCGGCGGCGTAGATGGCGTTGAAAGTGTCGATGGCGTTCGTCTTGCCGATGGCGGCCGTCAGCTCCATGTAGTTGCCCTTGCCTGCGGCAATGTTGCCCGCAGTGGCCTCGGTGTCGGTGATGGTGTCGAAGCCGTTAAACAAGTCCTTTGTGGTGTCGCCCTCGGCGTTGCGCTTGGCGTTCCAGATGGCCATGTTGAGCTTGCGGCCAAGTTTGCCGGCCACAAACATCAGGATGTACTTGTTCACGTCCACCGTCTTGAGCGACTCACCTTGGGCCACAAGCGAGCCGTAGATGGTGCCCCACACATCGTTGGGGTCGAAGCCGTAGGCACAGTTGCCAAGGAAGAGTTCAAGCTCGCGCGGGGTGATGGTAAAGTTGCCGTCGGCCGAGCGTGTGCTCTTGTACGGGCCAAGTTCGGCATCGCCGTCAAGCTGGCCGAGCACCACGTTGCCAAGCAAGCCGGGCATGCCCGTCATGTGCTGCAGCGTGGCACCGGCCGAGGTGGCCGGCATGATGAGGAGTTCCTTCTCGTAGCGGGTGGCACTCTTTTGCAGTGCCTCGAGGGTGGTGATAGTTTTAGCCATTGTGTAGGGTAAAGTTTAAGAGTTTAGAAGTTTAAGAGCTGATGAGTTGGTTAAATGAGGCTGCCGTACTTGCGGTAAAATTCGCATGCCTCGGCACCCGGCAGTGCAGTGCCTTCGTCGGCTTCGGTGCTTGGCTTGGCAGAGCCCGTGGTGTCGCCGTCGGTGGCGTTGAGCTTGGCTTCGGCCTCATTCTTGTCATCGTCCAGAGCCTTGATCACCTTTTCGAGCGCGTCGATCTGCTCGGTGGTGAATGTCACCTTGCCGTCGGTGGCGGTGATGTGTGCCACGCCGAGCTTGGCGCACAGGGTGGCGGGGGTGAGAGTTTGTGTGTTCATTATTGGGGTGTTAGTGTTATGTGGTTTGTCATCGGCGGTGGCAGCGGCCGCGCCCTGCGGTTTGGCTTCGGCAGGCTTGGCGGCGCAAGATGGCTTGGCGGCGCGCGCAAAAATGGTTTCAAAAAAATCGCGCACCGCCTCGCCTATCGTCTTACGCATTTGCTGTTCGGTGGCAGTGGCCGTGGTGGTGATGGTGGCGGCGGCAGTGCCCTCAGTGCTTGCAGCCTCAGTGCTTTCGGCCGCCATGCTTTCAGCCGCCATGCCGAAAGTGGGCACAGGCAGCCCGCATGCCACTATGTGCTCGCGCTGTGCGTCGGTCATGGGCTCCTTGGCGGGGTCGGGCTGCTCTTCGTCGGGGTCGATCTCGTCAATGAGGCCAAGGCGCAGCGCCTCCTCGGCACCTATCCATCGCGCCTCATGCATGAGGGCTTCCATTTTGCCCACATTGCTGTCGCCCACCTTGGCGGCATATATCGAGGCCACCACGCGGTCGAGCGTCTTGAGGTCGGCCTGAGTCTTGCGCAAATCCTCTATGGCCTTGGCCAGCTCCTCCTTGTTATAGTAGCCCCATTTCGACACCCCGGCCGAGCAGGGGTGCACAAGCATCAGCGCGTAGCGGCTCATCACCACCTTGCGCGCACCCATGGCCAGAATGGTGGCGGCGCTGGCCGTCATGCCTATAATGTAGGCGGTAACTTGGCCGTGGTCAATGAACTGTTGTCTGATGTCGAGGGCCGTCTGCACGTCGCCCCCGTAGGAGTTGATGCGCACGGTGCAGGGTTTGCCCTTCAGGGGCTGCAACTTGCTCTTGACGTACCCTTTACTTATTGGGTAGCCAATGTAGGAGTCGATGTCGATGTGGTAAGTGCGTGGCATAAGTAGCGTGTGTGTTAAATGGTTAAAAGTTGTGGCAAATGTACACCTATATAT